GGAGCTAGGGGCGTGCTACCTTAATGGCTGCAACCTATGCAACTATAGCAGACCCAGTTACATCTGTAGCTAGTTTAGTATCAGATAATTGGTCAGGGTCAGTTGCAACAGGAGTAGGTTCTACTCCAACTACAATAAAAGCATCTTGGGAAGTAGGTAAAAAGAATTTAAAGAGCGGAGATATAATCCGTGTTTATGAAACATCAGGAGGTCACGACCTTTTAGGTATAGGTGACGGTGTTGACAGAGGTACATCAACAATAGCTATAGACATCGCTACAGCGACAAGTAGAGATAAACTAAGAAAGTTATATAGTGGAGTTGTAAGTATCTTAAGAGGAGCTAAAGCAGGCAATGTTACAATGCCTACAGGTTACTCTTCAATTAATATCTTGTCGCGCACAGACCAGTCTGACAAATTACGTCGCTGGTATCGTTATGTTCTTAACTGTGAAATCACAAGTTATGAGGTGGTAAACTAAAATGGTAAAACTAACACAAAACGTAGAGGTAGCTTACGAAGTAGAAGGGACATACAGTGACCCTGCTGGTTCTACTTTGTCGCATTTAGGTCTATTGGACACATTTGACCCAAGGTCAGTCGAGATGAACATAACTCCTGTTCCGTCTTTAGGACAGTCAACAGACGCGCATCATGCGCGTGGTCCGCTTGCCGTAGCTGTGCCGCTTAAGGTAGCTTGTCAAGGAACTGGTTGGCAACAACTTCTTGGGCGAGCTATTGGAAAAACAGATGTTTATGGCTCAGTAGATGCGCCTCATTCACTTACTACTGGTGTAGATTCAATTGCACTTTTAGCAAGAGAAGGAAGTGATTATACTTTAGTTACTGGAGTTGTTCCTAATGAGGTAACTCTTACGGCAGATTATTCTGCTGGTGGATACATTACTTGTGAAGCAACTTGTACAGGATTTTATTCACAAGATTCAACAGAATCAAATGCTAATTTTAGTAATGATGATGGTTTATTAATTGATGATTATTCAGGCGTTGCTTTTCCTGCAGCACCTACTGCAGACCCTTTGATTCCAACTGATTTAACAGTAAGTTATGCAGCTACAACTGATGCAGATGGTTTACAGATAAATAGAACTGCAGGACATTATGTAGAAATTGGTGAAAGATATATGAGAATATATGATGCTAATGGAGCATTAGATACAGGTTATGCACAAGGCGACCATGCAGCATTGTTGGCTGATGGTGTTGTAGATTTAGACCACACTGATACAGAAACAATTACAGAATTAGTTGCTGTATTAAACGCAGGAGTTACTAGTTCTGCAACAGCTAATGCAGGCAGTGCAGACCCTCAGAATTTATTAAAAGGAATTTACAGAATGACAGGAAGTAATGTAGATATTCCTGTTGTAGCAGATACAGACTCTACGTTAACTTCTTTAACAAATCTTAAGACAGTTGCATTAAAGATAGCAAACAACAACACTCCAATACCTGGTAAGGTAACAAGAGGAGATGGTACGCCTGCAGTAGTAGAATGGCTTCAAAATAAATCAATAAGCCGTGGTAAAGCTGATATTACCTTAGACCTTACTATGACTGCTGAAGATGAAACTTTGTATGACAAGTATGTAGCAGGAACAACTATTCCTTTATTTAGATTAGACTTCGGAACTTCTGGCTCAATAGCATTGACAAACGGAACTATTACTTCGTTCTCAAGGCCACTTTCTCCTGGCGGTGAGATAGTTGATACATTGAGTATAAAATTCAGAGGTTCTGGAGACATAAAGAACTTTAGTTCATTTGCGATAAGTGCAGACTGGTCGCTATAGGTAGGTTAAATGGTAAGAGTCAAAGGTCAGTTAGACGCCCCCCTAGTCAATATGGAAGCTATGCAGCAGGAGTATTGGGAGCGACAAGAAGTAACACTACCTTCTCTTGCTAAGTTACATAAACCAAAGGGATGGAGGAGATGGTTCTACAAAGAGCAAGCTCCTAAAGTTGTATTACAAAGATTAGCTGATGAAGACTGGCATAAGATACAGGCTCAGTTTCATGACTTGCAGCAAGAGTTATTGAAGGACCAACCTAAGACAAAAGAAATAGCAGCTAGGGCTTTGAAAGGAGAGTTACTTACTCAAGACGAAAGAATTTTTATAAATGATGCAGACAATAAAGTAAGACCTATCACTTACACTATGTTAAGTAAGATGGTTATAGAACCTAAAATGAGTTATGATGATGTTGTGTTAATGTTTGAATTTTTAGATGATTTTGATGAAAACACATTACTTGCATATGTAAATCAAATGACTTCTGAAAAAGCCAGTATTATGAACCAAGTAATGAAAGAAAGGTCTTCTGAGTTGCAACGAATAAATACTGAGTTGAGGGCTTCAATTTAATGGCACGTGGTCGAACAAGTCCATTTGCCAAAGGTGCAGGAGGTAAGTTTGTTACTTTAGCAATGGAAGCTAAAGGTATGGAAGAGGCTGCTGCTAAAATAAGGAAAGTAGAAAACGCAACTAATAAATTAAAAAACAAAACAAAAGAAGCTAGTGCGGCTACTGATGCTAATACTAATTCTACTGATAAAAACACTACTAGTAAAGATAAAAATACTGTTGCAGATAAAAATAATATTACAAGTGGATTTACTAGAGCTATAATGCTACAAACGGCTGCATCTGCAACAAACCAGTTTACAGGTGCAACATATAAAATGATAGCAGGTCTTGAAGCAAATGGTATAGTTGACCAAGAACGGGCTATGCAATTACAAGAAAATGCAAGAAGATTAGAATTATTTACAGGAGGTATGGAAATTATGTTGTCTGTTCAAACTGTAATGACTACAATGACAGAAATAGATACTGCGGCTAAAGGAAAAAACGCAGCAGCAACGGCAACACAAACAAAAGCTCAATGGGGATTAAATGCTGCAATGATGGCAAATCCAATGGGTATGACTATTACTATTGTTTTAAGTTTAGTTGCAGCTTTAGCATTACTTGAAATGAAATTTGGTAGTGTTACTAAAGCAATAGAAGCTACAAGAAAAGCAATAGAAAAAGTAACAGGTGCATTTGGAGCTTTACGAGATATGGATGATATGAACTTATCTGGTTTTGGCCCTGGTGGAGGCGGTAAAGCTAAAGATACTTTTGAGAATAGAAGTAAGGGAACAGTATATGGTTCAGGTAGGTTAGCATAATGGGACAAACAGTAACGACAAGTAGTGATAAAAAAGATATAACAATAGCAACATGGTTAAATGAGGTTTCAAAAGCTACTAACAATGATGGCACTGAATTAGAAATACAAGTTGCAAGTAGCGGTCCAAACGAAGAACAAGTAACTTTACTTTCTTTTACAGTAGGTGATTTAAGTACATTAGGTATTTCTGCATCATCAGCTATTTTAAGAAAAGTACACGTAGTGTTAACACGAAGAAGCACTCCAAGCGGTACTAATGTTGCGCAGATGTGTTTTTTAACTAGCGATTTTACAGAAAATCAGGCAGATTGGTATGGGCCTCATGATGACTCTAGCACTACTGAAGTATGGGAGCCTGCCTTCGATGGAGCTTCAACAACAGGCAGTCCAGCTATGTTAAAAGGCCAAGTAATAGATTCACAGACTACAACTGGAGCAGGTGCAGTTACTTTTGAAATTAGTGAACATTTAATAAATAAAGAAAAAATAACTTTTGGTTCTACTATTAATTTAGGTTTGTGGGCTACAAGTGGTGAGGCTGAGTTTGACCACGAAGGGCAAACTAACAAACCTCAGTATTATGTGACGTATGAGATTCCTACTCCAGAAGGCCCAGAGATTTCAATAACTCCGAATCCAGATGGAATTACAGGCACTATTAATGTAGATAAATTAAGTTCTTCACCTTCACTGAATAAGTACAGTTTATGTTGGAGTAAAAGCCATACTACGCCTGACCATACGGCAGGCAATGACATTACTGATTTTGAAGATACGGGACTTAAAGAGATTAACACAGACCAGTTAGGTGAAATATCTAGCGACCCTGCATTAGGGATAGATGACACCGCATATTACTTTAGGTTGTACGCTGAGGATGGAGTTAACAATGATGATAATGGCGGAGGTTCTAATGTTCTTAAAGTTATAAGGCCAGAGGTAGCTTCTTCAGGTACAGCAATTTCACCATCATCCCTGACAATAGGAGAAGAAACTACATTGACTGTTGTAGCGGAGACAATCTCAGGACATCCTTATGGTGGAAAGTTTTCAAGTGTATTAGTTAATTGGGATTATGCAGCAAGTGATACGGCAGCAGATTATGTAGAGTATAAGTTTGCAGACAATACTGCACCAGCACTTACAACTGCAAGTAACCTTACAATAAAACATAAGTACCATAAAAATGTTAGTAATAATTCTTCAGGTAATTTTGGTATTAAAGTAAAAATACGAGACCCTGATGGTTGGGTAAGTGATGCCTATACAGTAGGTAATGCTACTGTGACTAGTTCAAGTCCTATTGCACACATTAATGCAAACAAAGGTAAAGTAATGAATGCTAAGTTTGTAGATAAAAATAATATGCTTACAATTAGCGCAGCTCAAAGTAGGGCTGTGGGTAGTGATAGAGAGATACAAAATTACTTATTTACTTGTCATGCAGGAAATGCAGATACTATTGTTACAATGGGAGCTTATGATAATAACAATGAAGTGTTTGACACTGGTTCCAAAAGAGTTGCTTTGCGTCATTTAGGTACGACAGGTTTACAACTTGGTGATACTCGCTTGAGAATATTTGGTGTTGCTTCATTTAACAATAATGGAACTCCTGAAAACGACCATAGTGCAGATTTTGCTTATTATAAATATACTAGTGAAACAATTAAACCGCCAGATTCGGTAGGAAGTCAATTTACTGAAGGGACAACCGCAGGCGCTTCAGATACTATAGGTAATTATTCTTATAACTATTTTAAATCTGTAGAAGGTGCTGTGTTTATTGCTGAAGATGCACACGACACTACTGGTGAAAGATATATACTTACTGCTTATTCAGGAGATTGGACAACTAAATTATCTGGAGTTGCTTTGACTGAAGATATTACTGTAAATGAAGAGTTGTTATTATCTGTAGATAATGTTGAAGTTTTTAAAGCTGGAGATGTAATTAAAATTAACAATGAATATATGAAAGTTTGTAGTACAGATAGTACCAATTCTCGACTTTATGTGTCAAGAGGTTTAGTAACTGCTGCTGGAGATGGAGCAAATGCTTGGGGTTATTTGTTTAGTACAACAGCAGCCCATAGTAACGGAGATGCAATTAGTATATTAGACCCATTTATAATTAATAGAGATTTAAGATACAGAACTAAAACTGACGTTACAGATGCAGAAAGACGTTATCGATGGGGAGGTTACGCACAAGTAGTCGGTTCTTCAAATGGAATTGCAGCTCAAGCTTTTAGTGATAGTGGTAATGGTAGTGGTGGATTTTTTGAGATTAATCAAACTGAAGCACCAGGAGCTTCTACAGTTTACGGAGGAGGTAGTTCAGTTAGTAATGGAACACTCATTAGAGATTGGTTTGCAAATGGTTTTTTTGAAGATGATATAATTGCAGTTGAATTAACTGGGGGTGGAGAAAATGGAGGTTATGCTAGCCCTAAATACTTTAAAATTGCAGCAATAAGGCGCGGTAATGAAGTTGGCGGAAAGTTTGATGAACTTATGATTTATGGTAGTGATGTTGATGATTATATTAGTACAACTTTGAGTACCGTCTCAGATGCAGGAACAATAGCTAGAGTAATTTCAAATCCGACAAGAACAGTAGCAATCTATTCACCTTCAGTAGTTACAGATGAAATTGTGTTTGAGACAATGGTTTATGATGAAACATATTATTCTACAGGTTCTTTACAAGCAATACATTATAGAACAGACACCGCATTTACAACAGTTACAAGTACAATACCTAATGTATTAGATTTATTAACAACAACAGACTATGATTTAGATAGTACAACAAATGCGTTAACAAGTGCAGATATAGCGATTTTAAGCGCTAATAAGAGTAGGAGTGGTGGGTTATCAGCTACAATGCCTTTAGGGGCAGACAAATACCCTGTAAGTGTAATTAGAAATAAAGCAGGACTTCCTACTATGTCTGTCAGTTTAAGAATCCTAAGTTCTACTGGATTGCGTAGAATTAGGTCTTTGATTGAAGGAGACACATATGATTATGTTTTCCTTGATAGTAATCAAGTAGATTCTCCAAGTACTAAAGAAGTAACATATAGGATGAAGTTGTCTGATGGTTCTCTTAACAAATCACCTGAACTAGGTAATGAATACCTTGCAGACTTAGAGTTTGTAATAGTAGGTGAGGATGTCAGTTAATGGCAGAGACTAGATATAAATTAGTAAGTGATTTAATTGATATCATTTGTGAGATAGATGGGGTTCCTGTTGCATCAGTTACAAACATTGAATATAATCATACAGTAAATGCAGGCCGTACAGTTTCTATTGCTTTAGCTTCTCTTGACCAAATTCAATTAGCAAGGCTTGGCGCTAAGGTAGTATTGAAGGTAGGGAGAAATGATGTAACTCGTGCAGATAGTCATAACCTTGATTTTATGGGAATAATTGTTGAAGCTAAACCTTCAATAGATGTGACTATAATTACTGTAGTAGATTATGTTACTTTTTTACAGACTTCAGAGTATGTAGATTATAAGGTTGGTGATATTGTTGGACAGGATTTATACTTCTTAGCTGCCGATGCTTGTAATTATAAAAGTATAGACACGAGTACTTTATTGAAAGGTAGTGGAATTATAGCTACAGAAGAGATGGAGTTAGAAGGTTTACAAACTCGTCGTCAATTTATAGATAAATGTTTTACAAATATGGAAGTATTCCTTAACAATTCTGAACATAATGAACTAGCTGTAGCAAGGTGGAGGTATGCAATTAAAAGAAATACTATTATGGATTTCTGGTTAGAAGACCCTTCTAACAAAAGATATGAGATGCCAGTAATGACAATTTCAGATAAGAGTCCTAATTTAGTAGGTGATGGGCTTGTGACAAGCACAGACATAACACAAGTAGTAAACAGTGCAACATATCAAAGTACTAAGGATTCTACTATCTATGCTACAGTAACGGATGATGATAGTGTTAGAAGGTTTGGGATTAGAAGTAAGTTGTATCAAGTAGAAGAAAATGAAAAGGGTAAGTTAGAGTTGTTAGCTTATCAAGCAGTATCAAGATTCAAGGAGCCTACGTTTAATTATAGTGTTACGTTAAAAGATGCAGAGCATATAACGGTAGGAGATTACATTAAGATAAAGAATATAGCTTATGAGGAAGAAGAGACACTTCCTGTAGTTAAAGTGTTACATAGTTTTACAGATAGTATTGTTTCTAAGATAACATTAGGAACTCCAGAATTAACATTAAAAGAATACATTGAGCTTAATTTAGTATAGAGACACACACCTTCATTTCCACTGGAGATTATAATATATATCTAACAATATTATTAGATATACTAATAAGCCGTCGAATCGTCTGTGTTTGTTTTATACATTAATAAAAAGTTCCAGTGGAAATAGAGGTGTGTGTGTGTTAGATTTTATCTTCTTTTAATAATCTAATAATTTCCATTACTTCAGCAGGGTTGTCTGGTCTTCCTTGTATTCTAGTATTCTTTCTATTCATACTATAATTACATCGGTAGCATTTCCATGATTTATGTTTATCTTCGCCTGCTCTGTATGCATAGCATTTAGGACAGCGAATAACAATGTACTTAGCTGGAGTGTTCAATGTAGCCCAACCGATGGTTCCTCGAAATAGTTGAAAGTCCGCGAGGAACTGAAGCTTGTCCGTAGCTCTCCTACGACTCTATTCTCCATAATTGTAGATATAGCCCTTACTTAAAAGGTTAAGCTATACGTTTACCTAGGTGGCTTATCTTAATTTCTATAGCTTTAGAATGGCCTACAATATATATCATACTATCAGTATGAGTGTATCCTTTTCTTCCATAAGACTGTCTAGGTCTTTCCCATATCCCTAGTCTTCTATGATGATTAGGGTGGTAGTCTTCTTTCATTTGATTTAGCCATCGCTTTGCTACAGCGAGCGTATTAACGCGAACCATCTTAGTGGCCATCTTTACCATCCAGTTCGTCTTTAACAGCCCTTAACGCTTGCGTAAGGAATATCTTTGCACGTCTCATTTCTTTGTCATGCATCTCCATAGCTTTCTCTAAGTCCATTGCAACTTCATCAGGCAAACTATATGTGGTCTCTATATCGGCTCTAGCAGATTCATATTGTTTTGCGGTAGGAGTAGTGGCGCCAAGCTTAATTGTAACAGTCTTAATCATTCTTGCTCCTAATCTCTTCTACTTGTAGTTGTTTTTTTATTTCTAGTATCTGTGCAGTGTATCCGCTATAGCTCTGCCAATCTTTATATTCTTTGTAGAGTTTAGCTTGTTTAGCTGTACAGTAATTGAAGTGTTCTTGTAGTTCTTCTAGACTCATTTCGTTTCGCTCTTTGATAGAGTATAATACCTTTCTAGGCTTTGCTTGCTTTTTTTGTGTCTTCTTGTTGTTTGACATACTTCAAGACATACAATATCATATATAAGGTTATGGGGGTTGTTTTTGGCAAGGGTCCTATGGGTTAATCAAATGGCCTATCTACCCAAAAATGAGTATTTACTCACAAATAAGTAGGTATTTAGTGGTTTTAAGCACACTCTCTATGGGTTAATCAAAAGGCCTACCTACCCAAAAATGAGTAATTACACATAAATAAGTACATCATTAGATTTATAGAAACTTATATATAGCAAGCTCTCCAATGTAGGTGTATGTCAGAAAGTCAAAAGACCGATATAAGCAAGAAACAAGCCCACGAAATGTTAGACGCATTCGTAGAGCAATTAAAAGAATACATACTATATGAAGATATACACATGTACTCTCAAGAGGTAGAGTTAGCTACAGACAATTATGGAAGTGAATTAACTGTATATCTTGAAGGTGAAAAAATGGATATTGATTACATTGATTTTGAAATGTATGTAAGAGAAGCTTTACCAGTATTCTTTAAAGAGAATTCAAGTGAGGAAGAATAATGTCTTATAATGGGTGGACAAATAGAGAGACATGGTTAGTTAATTTGTGGTACAACCCCGAAACTATAGAAGATATTGATTACATTAAGGATATGTTGGAATCTGAATATTATGATATAGATGGATTTTGGGGCGATATGATTAGCTTTCACAGTATAGATTGGACTCAGTTAAGACAACACTTTCAAACTGAAGCCGAGATTGAAGCCAATTTTGAGAACTTACTTAAATCTATAAAAGGTGAATAAATGAATAACTACGAAAAGGCATATAAGATATATAAAAAAAGTGGCAGTTCAAAAGTATTTGAGGCTTGTAATAAAGGCAAATTAAAATATGATAAATGGGGAGATTGTGAACCTTGTGAATTTGAAATGCCAATATATGAAAATGCTTGTTTAATTTGTGGTGAAGAGGTGAATAAATGAAAGGGTGCGCTTCGTGTGGTGAATATTTTAATATTTTACATCCTTCTTGGGATAGGTTAGTATGTGCACATTGTTATTTAAGGGGTGAATAAATGAATATAAATTATTTTGATAAATTACACGAATTATCAGGTAGAGCTATACAGAATGAAGAATGTAGTCCAGATACATATTTAATTGCATACGCGCTTTATTCATTAGTAGACGCGACAAGTCAAATAGAACACGCAATAGATGATAGTACAACAATATTAAAAAAGATTGAAAGCCATTTACATCATATGGGATTGGAGGCCTTTAAAAAATGAAGTGTCCAGATTGTAGTATAGAAGTAAATAAGGATTTAATAAAATGTCCTCATTGTTACAATGGTAAATATATGTATGGAGATATATAATGAGTGAACCTGAGATACCAATATTTCTTTTAGATGAAGAAACAATACGGGAGCTTGAGGAAATGGGGCTTCTTTAGTATGGGTTTAATGAGTTGGGAAAGTGCTAAACGGGAATTGAGAAACCTCTACAAAAACCCTGAAAGTCAACTATTAAGCATAAATAATGATAGTAGTTCTTATATACTAGCATATACATGTACATACATGGAACAAACCAGAAAACAGTTTGAAAAGCCTGTAAAATATGAAGCCAGATATAGAGTTTTAAACCTAACAGAAAATTATGGTTTAGATACTGATGGAAACAAAACCTTTAGCGACGACTACGACTTTTGGAGTAGGTCCGAAGCTCTTAAAGTTTTGAGACAACACTTATGGAGCGAACATAAAATGTTTGGTCACACAATGAGTATAGATGATTTTAGCGTTGACAGTATCGGATGGTATAAAGAGGTCAATCAATGAAAAATAAAACATTTATGATTTGTAAAAAATGTAGTTATGAAATGACACAATATCAAGCGATAAATTCCTATAAAGGATTGTGTGTGTGTTGTTATGAGGTTGAATAAATGAGTAAATCAAAAGAGGATAGAATAGTAGCCCCTAAAGAAATGTTAAACGGACCTATCGCGACAAGGATAGAATTAATAAGAAGAAGTATAATATTCTTAACTAATGATATCAAGACAAAAGAAGATAGTGATAAAGCATGGAGTATTATATCTGAGTCACTTAGGTATTTATCTGCTAAAGATACAATGATAAAGTATTGTGAGGAGAATAATCATGTGGTGTGAGTGGTGTCATGTAGAAAACAGTACTCAGACTGTTACCTTCTGTGATAAATGTTGGGAGGATATGCACACGTTTTAGTAAAAGAAATAAATCGTTTTGGTATGTATATTCCCTTCTAGGCTTCGCATACGCGCGTACCATAAAGAGGGGAGTATATATACTTATGTATGCTACCTATAATTGGGTAAGGGTACTCAGAAATGGGTACCGAAGGGGAAATCTCTAAGGGTTAAATATATCACCCTTATATCAAAAAAGGGGCGAATATAATAGTAGTAGGGCCTTTCGACCCTTCGACTATTTTACGAGGTTGTTTAGTTGCACTCACATCCTATATGTTGTAGTCTGCATACTTCACAATACTTGTCGTGGTATCCTTCGGGGGCTGCAGTCATCCCGTACCTTTTACGACAAGGCTCACAGTTGTATTGTTCTAAGAGGTCATCATGGTCATGTCCTGCCATCATATAGTTCCATTCTAGGCCACCCATATCGTCTCTAGGGTCTTCACCCCAACACATACACTCATTGAGTGAGTTCCAGCATTTATTACAGTCACAAATGCATTCGTCCCATACTTCATTACATGCTTCGCATGTTTCTTCGGTTTGTTCCATATATTCCGAATAGCATATCCCTATATATACTTATGGGTGCCACTCTAAGCACAAGCTAGTTGAGTTTTAGAGAGCAAAAGCTAAGGGTTAAATAATCATCATATACGGCCTTTCGGCCTTTTATCACCTCCTTTGGGAGTTCTCTGGTTATTCCTTCTCCCCTCAATTTATCCTCTCTCCTTCGTCGTTGTATTCTATTTCCTTGAACCGTCTTGCGGTCATACGGAAATGTCCTTCAGGTGTGTATTCTTCGACTTCATAAGTTCCAGGATTAGCTGTATTGTAGCCGTCTTGAAACAAGCATCCGTTTTGATAGAATGCTATATTCTGTCTTGATTTACCTAGTTCTTTTTCGTCGTCTTCTTCTCTAACCATTTCGCCACTAAATTCAGTTTCTAGTCTATGGCAGACGCCGTTTATTACGACATCTACTATAACAGTAGAACGTGGGAGATTTTTATATCCCGTATCCTCTTTTATTCTGGCATCAATGATTGCATTGTTGTTTTCCATGAGTTGTCATGGGGGAACTGCTATATATACTTACCTATGCCACCCACTCAATTATGAGTAGAGCTACCCAAAAGTGAGTAGAACGCCATTTGGCTAAGGGTTAAATAACGCTCTTGGTCGTCGAGAAAAGCAGCATTTTAACCTTGAACACGCCATAGACTACCCTATATAATATATTACTCACTATATATTCTTAAGCATACTTTTATATAGCAATATATGCTGAGAGATATATGGACAACAACCAAAACTTGCTTAATGACTTGATTAAGCATTTTACAAGCGAACAGATGAAAGCCAGCCTAGAGATGACTAAGTACTACGAAGATGAGTATGGAGACGATGTAGAATTAGACTACCCTAATGGGGCAATCGGAGACCCTCACGGTATGCAATTAGAGACAATTCCTAGCGTATATGGAAGAGTTATAAGACATCTAAAAGACTTAGATAACAGACAATGCCCCGTATGTCTCGGTATTACAGGTAAACTAATAGACGGCGCAGGTCGCAGTATGGAATGTAAGACAATTAGTTGTGGCTATGAGTGGGATTTTTAAACATGATGACAAAAAAACACTTTATTAGAATAGCATCTATTTTAAATGAAAGTGACGCACATATAGATTTAATTGAAAAGTTTGCAGATTATTTTAGCGAGTTAAATCCTAATTTTAATTATCAAAAATTCTTAGACGCTTCAACGGGAGATTTGTTTAAATGAATTATAACTATATGACATTAAAAGAATGTCCCGAAATGGATTACTTACGGGAGGTTGAATAAATGTTTATTAAAGCAAATAATCTAATTGAAAAAGAGGAAATAGGCCGTGTAGGGGAAAGATATATTCAATATCTTTTAGAATTACATTATGGTTTAGAAACTAAAAGAGATGATGTAGTTTATGATTTAAGGGCATGGCTTACAAATTTAAATATAGAAATAAAAACATCATCAGAACGTCCTAATATTTCTTATGGTAAACAACACGATACTATTTATCAATTTTCATATAGTGATAGTCAAACACAAAAAGAGGCTTTTGATTTTACAGTATGTTTAGGATATAAAGATATAGAAACATTAAGAGAAAAGCAAACCTTTGATAATATATATGTTATACCTCAAAGATATATACATTTAAAACCTAGTAATAGAGATAAATTTAAAGAATGGCATAAAACCTTATCAATCTCACCTAGGCCCCTTAAATCAAGCTATAAGATGAAAGGATACACGTATGATAGGTTTGAATGTGTTAAAGGGATAGACAAGCTTTCAATATTAGCGACAAGCAATAAAAGAAAAGTATCAAATTATAAATATAGATTAACAAAGAAACTATTAAACTTCAAAGAAGACAAAAGAAATAATTATAAAAAACAATTATTAAAACTTTGGAATAAAGGATATACTACAAATCAGATATACAAAGAAATGGAGGTTAATAGAAAATTTGTTTATACATTAAAACAAGAATTAAAACTGCCAGCATATAATCCAAATTGTAAAACATATCCTAAAAATATTAAAGCTTAAACGGTTGGTATCCTGCACCTCGGCAAGTGGGTAAACTGCCTCATGTATAGGCCTGTATATATACTTATCTATGATGGGTATTTAACCCGTAGAAAATAAATGTCTTTTTTTGAGCTTACTCATTATTGAGTAGCATAGAAACCTTTATAAGCAAGTATGCCTACAGCTATAGTATGAGTTCATCCGATATAGAGAACACAGCTAGCGAAGTAAGCATGCACGTAGATGACTTACTATATGAGGTAAGGGCAATGAGAGAGGCCCTAGAGATGCTCCAGAACGCCGTTGAAGAGGGCCTAAACGAGCTCCCTGACATCTAAGACTAACTGTCGCTAGCAGTACGAAAAACGTCCGCCAGAACGAAATCTGGCACCCTTATTTTTTACCCCCCCATTTCATGTAACCCCTACCCCACAAGATATCAGGAGGTAGGTAATCTATAAATTTTTTATATTTTTCTACCATTAAGTATATAAGGAGGTACATACTGTGTGATATATGACAAACAAGTCGAGTGAATCTACCAGGTACATGATACAGGTAGGAACGAACAGATTTAGGCGAGAGACATGGGAAGCCATGAAGGACATATGTGCTATAGAGGGTACACGATTAGCGGATGAGATATGGGCAGCGTTGGATATGCACGTGAAGACTTATGCTATGAGCCAGAAGAATGCTTTGGTTGGTGATGGTAGGGTTATGATGGATAGGCCGATAGATACAGCACCAGAGGGACACGGTAATGTGTTTGATGAGGTTGTGGATAAGATAGTGCGAGATGCAGAAGAGGAGTTAGCAGAGGAGGTAGTAGATGCCGAGAGAGAGGATACGGGACGTACCGACAACGGAAGAATGGCAGACAGCAATATGTTTGGACATTACAAACCATCTGATAAGAGAGTATGGTGAAGGAGGGCAAGAGTTATACGACTGAGGACCGTCAAGAGGCGATGGGGTTGTATTTACGAGGGCATGGAAACGCAGAGATAGCTAGGAAGATGAACAAGCGTTACAAGTATAACTTGACAGCTAAGACGATAAGTCGTTGGGCTGCTAAGGGTGGTTGGGATGAGTATCGCAATCAGGTTGAGATAGATTTGATAGAGCATACTAAGAATACGGTTGTTGGAGATATGGCAAAGAATATGCATGAGTTAGAAGAGGCACGTCAGACTTTTATGAGTAGTTTGAGGGATGGTAAGGCAGAGATACGCGGTCATGAGTTTGTTAAGATGACGGAGGTATTGGGTAAGTTGCAGGATTTCGAGAAGGACAAGGAGGAGATGATAAGTCGGATAAATTTATGTATTCATGGGGCATTGGAGGATGTTGGCATGGAGAAGCGTTTACGTCAGGAGTTTTTACGGGCATACATTGCTAGGTTACGTGGTGATGATAAATGAAAAAAAGAAATGGATTGAGTAATAGTTACGTTCCAGGCAAGCGTAAGCATAAGTTTACGAAGGAGGATTTGGAGCGGGAAATCAGATATATGGACATACGTGCATATTGTTTGAAGAAGTTAAAAACGACGTCTGAGTATCATGATAAGTATTGGTCTTTGACGGAGGAGAATTTTGTACCTTACATGCGAGGGATTCATGAGGCGACTCAGGATTTTCTTGGTTGGTGTGAGGGGAGGATAGACAATGAGTGATGCGACTCGTGAGGATGTGTGGACAGTAGTTTTGCATGAGATGATGATGCATATTCAGAAGTTTGTGGATGATAATCCGATGGGTTACAAGAAGAAGGAACTCAAGGCATACACGACAGGATTGGGAATGGTGTCTATACTTTGCAAGAATATGATAGAAGACATTAACAGGGGTCCTGCTGATGTGGAGGTGTAAGGCTTGTGGAATGGTAGTAACTCCAGTGGATGTAGAGGAACACGGTGGATTTTGTAAGGAGTGTCGGAATGAGTAATATTTTGGCATTATTTTTGATAGTTGTGTTTTTCATAGCTGGTTTTTGGTTAGGCGTTCATGCTTATAGGGACCAGTTGAGGAAGAGTTTATGAGAAAGAAGCACGCGCCTAGTATGGTACATCACATGAGTTTGTGTGGTTATGATACGACTCCTCAGGAGTATCGTAAGATGAAGGAGCGAGAGTTGAAGCACGTAAATTGCAAGCATTGTTTGAGGTTATTAAAATGAAGGAATGGTTTGAGACGTTGGATAGTACTAAGAAGATGGTTGTAAATTATCTTAGAGATTATCCACACACGCGAGACAGCGATAAAGAGTTGTTTTTCATGATACTTAGGGATTACTATCGCGCAATACCTAGGGAGCAAAGAAGCCAGCCAGAAGAGAGTTTTTTGAGTGATTTGTATTTACTTGTTAAGTATGCGCCAGATAAAGGCACAGTAAGTCGTATGCGCAGAAGGATTCAGCATGATGACGGTGTTTTTTTGCCTACGCCAGAGGTTGCAGAGATACGAGATAGTATGGAGCAAAAATTTAAGGAGTGGAGCAAATGAAGTGGCGTTTTGATTGTTTTTTATGTGGAAATCGTTGGGAAGAGGAGCATCGGCACTTGGATGAGGAGCATTTTGTGTTTAGTGAAAAGAAAGAGGGTCGTCCTATGGTAGATTGCTATGAGTGTAAGCATGACAGCATATATACGCCAATAATGGGAGATATGGTGGGTAACCGTGGATAGGGTAGTTCACAAGTACATGGGCCAGTCTTTTTGGACATTATGTGGTCGTTATGTGGATAAGACGAATGGATTGTTGTTTGTAACTGCTACATATGATGATGATGAGGTAACTTGTAAGGCTTGTAGGCGGCAAATAGATGAATAGATACGCAGTTCAGGAGCAGCGCAACAAGGTTTCTCGTTTGTTAAGGACAAGTAATAGAAATCGTAATGCTATGCGTTGGAGTAGGAACGAGACAAAAGCTCACATTGACATGAAGTTTTCGATTTGCAAGCAACTTAAGGAATGGGGTCACGAATTTTACACAGAGGCTGTGTTTGAGCCGAGTGGATTACGTGCTGATGTAATTGATGCAGATGAGGGCATAGTTTACGAGGTAGTCAATACAGAGGGCAGTGATTCTATTTTGAAAAAACAGCATATGTATCCGTTGGAGATACGGGTTGTAAATGCTAATCAGAGGTTTTCTAAGGAGTTGTTGTTATGAACAATAATTTTGAGAAGGATTTGGCAGATGGTCAATTAGGCGAAAAGGCGGTTAGACATTTTGTCGAGACGCAATGGCACAAGAAGTTCATAACATATGGTACTACGTCTGCATTTGACATAATGTTTCAAAACAATCGTCAGAATCCAGTATTTTTTGAGGTAAAGACTGATTTATTTGAGAAGGATTGGGATTCAGGAGGTACAGGTAACATGGCAATCGAGTACAAGTGTCGTGGTAAGGCGAGTGGTATTAGGACAACGAAGGCAGATTGGTTTGCATACTATTTTCCTAACTTAAGTAAGAATCATTTATGGATAATTCGCATGGACAAGTTGAAAGAATTGATAAAGGAGCACAATTTTAGGACAGTAGACGCAGGAGAAACGTATTATGACAATGATGAGAAGGTTGCTAAGTGTTATTTGATACCTCGGTTTGATTTTCGCGGATATTTTAGTGTATTTTCTTTTGACGGGCAGGAGTGGTTACCATCATTAGACTGATTAAGGATGGCAAGGTTATAGAGGAGACGGATGATTTACATAAGATGCATGAGCAACTTATAATTCATGACAAAGATGTTAAAGAGATAGTGATAACTGTCCGTAAACACAAGTAATGGACCACAGCAAATATATTTCGCAGGCAATCGCAGGTGCTTTGGAGATAATGAATGACCAGCCTTTGACTTTGAATGAGTTTATAGATGAGGTAATGCGAGATTATATGGAGCAGGAGCCTGGAACTTATGTTGCGTTAGGTGATATGCATGACCAATGGGAAGAAAATTTTCAGAAGGGGGAATTTGCTTCTATAATTTGTGCAAGGGGTCACTTAAAGACGACATGGGGTTTGTGTGTGTTGGCATATTATATGCATAAGCAGCCAAATTTCAGGGCTTTGTATATTTCAGCGACATTGGAGCAGGCTTGGGACAAGTTAGAGCAGTTTGAGGAACTTTGTAAGAGGTCTTGGCGTCTCAGTAATTATTTAGAGAAGTCAGATGATAGGAAGGTGACAATACGTAAGGGTGCTAAGCGATTTAACAATGGAAGTCGTGTTCATGGTGCAAGTATTGGAAAAGCCCTTGAGGGTCCTCACGTTCACATGATTATTTTGGACGATGTACTTCAGGAGTTTCCAAATTTGACAGATGAGAAGGTTATTCACTATGTTCAGAGAGTTGTAATGCCGATGAGATTACCAGAGTCTAAGATGTTGTTGGTAGGAACACAAAAGCGTGTTGGAGACATTACTGATTGGGTATCGGAGAGTTCGGAGTGGAATGTGGTAAGACATCCTGCGCTTTTGGAGGATGGAAGTCCTAGGTGGCCAGAGTATTGGAATCAAGAGCGTTTGGACAAAGAAAAGGAGACAATGGGAAGTCGTGCGTTTGAGTCTGAGTATATGTTAAATCCATTGGACCCAGAGAGTGCAGTTATACCGTATGAGGTACTTCAGCGTTGTTTGGATGAAAATCTGGATATGGGGTTGCCAGAGTACGATGACGATACAGTCGTCGTAATGGGCGTTGACTTGGCTGTGGGTATGAACAGTCAAAACGATGAGACAAGCTACGTTCTTGTGGCTTATAATAAGCGTACGGAGCATCGTACGATATTGTATAGTTGGACAGGCAAGGTAATGGCAAAAGGTAGTGGTTGGTTGGAGACTCAGGTGTTAAGAGTTCGGGAGCTTGCGAAACGTTTTAATCCAGACACGATAATGATAGAATCGAATGGGTATCAGAGGTTGGTTGTACATAGCGCGAGTGACTTGGCGGGCCTTCCTGTCGAAGGTCACAACACGGGAAGAGAAAAGCACTCCCATGACGTGGGCATACCTGGGTTGGCCTTGGAGTTTGAGAAGGAGAGATACTCGATTCCGTGGAAAAAAGAAATAAGGGAATCAAGTCGGCCAGGTCCTAGAAAGTTGACGGATGGTTTGAGTAGGTTGGTTTATGGAAAGAATGGAAGATTAGAGGGACATACTCCAGATGCGGTGATGGCGTTGTGGATGTGTGAGTTAGCGATAAAAGGCATGAACAAAAAGGGCTTAGCGTATGTTAGCTGGGATTATATATAGAAAAGGTTATATACCTTGAGTATGTGCATGACATCCAACCAAACTATGAAAAAGCGAACACGGTTGGAAATTTACGGAATTAGTAATGAGACTAAAGACAGTCTTAAAGAGATTGCTAAAGCGGAGAATGTTCCGACTGGAGTTTTAGTGGAACCAGTTCTTAGGCGGTATGTTCGGGAGTATCATGGCCGATAAGCGAGATAGGTATAGGATTCCTAAAGGAGTAAAAAAAGAAGCTTTACAGGGTAGAGATTTGAGAGCTATGCATGGTTATGGTGGTGGAAAGGTAACAAAGGCGATTAACAAAAAATTAAGGTATCAGAAGGACATTGGTTACAAGACCGCAGTTAAGATTGATACATACTATAGACGTCATGAAAAGGTAGACCCTCCAGCTAAGAATTTTAATAATAAAAAGAATCCAAGTAAGGGTTTGATAATGTGGAAGATGATGGGCGGTGATGCAGGTCACAGATGGAGTAGGCAGTTGCAAAAAACATTAGATGTGATACAGAAAAAGGAAAGGCTTAATAAGATAAATACAACATTGGAGGCGATACAACTTGGCATGGTACGATAGAATGTTGGGACGTAAGCCAGTGCGGAAGCGTTCCGCTTTAGAGGATTTGATAGAGAGAAACACGGCAAGTGTATTGAAGGATGCAAGGACTCCAGCGTATGGTACGGCAGGTAGTAATCGTGCGTTTAAGGCAGATATACTTCCTCCAGTAGACCAGAATTATCTTGAACAGTTAGCTGACAGGTATTCGCATCTCAGAACCGTAATCACTCGAATAGCTTCTCAATCCGTGGCGAAGGGATGGGAATACCACGCTATTGGTG